GTTTTGCCTGAATGGTGTATGTCATAAATCTTTTCGATATAACTTCTTAAACTGCTATCATCACCGTCTTGCCATTGACGTATTTTAAAATTATTGTTCCATGGCATTTTCCCTAAACATTCAATTTGTTTCGTAAATTCGTTAAAGGCTATCTTCCCTTTTAAATTTGGATCATTACGCAATATAATTTCTATATTTGGAATGCTAGCTTTGAAAGCACCTTTCGAAGTAATTTCTAACGTCTCAGACCATACATCATCCCCATTTTCTATTTCGTCGAAATCCTGCATTGCATCAGTCATTTTGTCGTTAATTAATTGCTTTTTAACAACCTCATCATTTTGCGCTCTTTGCTGCATTGCTTTATAACTAGGTAGTCGATTAACCGGAGTATCTGTTTTAGTGTCTTCATCTTGAGCACCATATAAGTGTATGCGTACTAAATCAAAACTGTTCACAAGCATACCGCTTACGGGATCTGTATTATGATGAGAATAGGCAAACTTGTTATTTTCGTATAACACCAATCCACCTGCAGTTGAGCCTTCGTGATAGGTATAACGGTTAGTAGAATGTTTTTCGTATAAGTCAGGAATAAAAGTTTCTATAGCTTCTTCTATCGTATAGGCTCTACAAAATGCGCCAACAATTCCCGGCTTTTCTTCTGGGTCACCTTGCTTATCTGCTAATCTTTTAGTCTTACTCTCTTCCCTTGAAGACGTTGGCCATTCTAATGTGTCAGTCCAATCAACATATTCATTTAATATTTTATCTGGGTCTAACAAAGGCAAATCTTCATACGTAAAGAAAAATTCCGCATCGTTGCTAGTTGAAGGCCAATACATTAACCTATGTGGTTGATACGTTGTATCATCGAAGTAATCCATGCCAACGATATCTGCCACTTTACGCCCAATAGCTTCATACTCATCTGCATTTACATTTCGTTTTAAAGGAATCACTAAACGCAGTCTTGGACTTATCTCTCTATGCTTATGTGTTGAATATAAACAATATGCAAAATCATAAAACATAGATAATATATCAGTCATATCTTGAGCAGCATAATCGATATCAAGTGTTAGCATTGAACGATTCATGACTTGACCAGCACGCCGTTTGCCTTCTTTTAAATATCCACCGACAAATCCGCCAACATCTTTTATATCGGCTTGTTCAGACTTAGACATTTTATTGTACTCAGTTAAATCTTCTTTAGTTCTAACTGTTTGTGCTAGCTTCTGCATAAAGTCAGACCAAGCCATATTGTGATTAGTCCAATGTGTAGATAAACGACTAGCAGCATAAGAATATGAGACATCACGATCATATTTAATTGTTTCTATTTGAGTGACTTTGTCTAACATGTTCGGCTCCTTTCATTATTTTAGATAGAGCAGAGAAGCCAACGCCTCTCTTTAGCTTTTGAATCTTTTTCTAATTCGTTCAACTTCATTTTCATAATCTTCTAAACCTTCAACACCATTATTTTTTACTAACTGCTTGAAAAGATAAGCATTCATATACTCCAATGCTTCTATGGTTTTCATCTTATGAGAAATGCTACTTAACAAGATCAATAAAAATATAGATAAAACAATTGAAATGACAATCCACATATTTACAACACCTCCAGTGCTATTGCTACACACATTAATATAATTAATTCAAAAATGATAATAGCTATTACCATGAAACTTCAGCTCTGATTTTTTCGTAATCACTCGACGCCTCTACATCATCATTAGCCGTCATCATAATATATACTTGCTCAGTTACATACTTACCTAGCTCATACATTGCTAGTAAGAATAATAGTCTTAATATTTGTTTAATCATTGTTTATCTACCTTCTTTGCTTCGTATAAGACCGGATATAAATTTAAAAAGTGTATTCTATATCCAATCGTCTTAACTTCTACTTTGTCGCCTACTTTTAACCTAGCTTGTATGTCTGCGCTATCAAATTTCTTTTTGAATAATAAGTCGGAGTTTTCAATGACTTGTTTGTTGTCTAATACAATATAGAACTTGTCTTCTTTATCTTGTCTCTTGTTATATTTATCTGTAATTGTCCCTTGATGTACTTCTTTGTTTTGGTAGCTAGCCACTGTATAGATAGGCGATATGACAACAAGCATCAGTGCGATTACGCCGAATAATCGCAGTATTCCAGCAATAAAGATATCGAACCAATCCATATTTTTAAGTTTTTTAATCATCATTGTCATCTCCAGTATCAATTAAACTAGGCATCATACTACTACCTCCACTTTTTCGACCTCTATGCTTGCAGTTTTAATTCTCATCATTTTCATCTCCTCTAAAATAAAGTTAGTACAAAGATTTTTATATTGTTCATCTGATAAGGTGAACGTCATCTCATAACCTCCAATAGCATCTCATTTTCAAAAATATTTCCAACAATTTCAATAATATCGTCATTTTCACTTAGTAATTCAGTTACATTGCTAAAAGTTATATAAAAGGCTCCTTCTTTAAACTCGATAAAACTTACTTCTCTCGAATAACAATCTTGAACAATATCCCCTTCATAAATCTCCACACCGTGCACATCTTTAAATCCTGTGTATTGTAATAGTTTTACTTCATTGAAACTTTTATAACCTGTTGAAATCAAAATGTACCCACTATTAAAATCGATTTCGTCAATAATACTCATAACTTTTTTATCTTTATCCCAAGCTTTAAATTTCAACATCATACTAGCAACTCCCCATCTTTCCAGATTAACGTCATAGTTAGGTCATCGTTTAAGATGTAGAATGCTTTGGTAGGCACACATCTGCCATATAAACATTCTTTTATACTAGTGTTCTCATATAGTGTAGAGTTATAGTCTCCTTCTTGAATCTCGAATAATTCAATCAACCTATCAACCTTAGTCTCTTCCGTTACTTCTTTTTCAATATCAACTATGAAGGGGATATCAATTGGAATAAAACTTGACGTCGAACACTTATTTGTATTTGGATGAAAACGAACGAATCCATCACTAAATCCTGTTGAAAAAAATATTTTTCCTTGTGATAGATCCGGATTTTCTCGCGCCCATTTAATTAATTCATCTAATCTCATTTCTTTTTTAACTTTGATTTTCATTGTTATATCTCCTCTTGAACAGTAAATTTATCGTTAATTGATACATATCCAGTCACATTACATAAGATGCTATCAACATGAAAAGTCACAAAACAGTTGCGCTCAACATCATTTGAATAGAATCTTTTATTACCTGATAACTTGGGGTTATCCCAAGCCCATTGGATAAGTTCAGGTAAATTCATTTCTTTTTCAATTTTGATTTTCATTGTTTCCGCCCTTTTAAAATAAAGTTAGTTGCTTCTGTTCCTCATATTCCAAATCACTTTGCTTTATATATGTTTCAAGCTCTTCCGCTGTATCAAATGTCTTTTTCACACCTTGCCAACCTGGCACGATATGACCGTGAAAGTAATAAGTGCCATTTACTACATGGATATGTGCCACTCGTTCGTTATCCTGATACAGATATCTCTTAGAGCCGAAAAAATGTTTTAAGTATTCTTTACGTCCGCTATCTGTCATGGTCATCACTCCCACAAGTCAAATACTCTATCGACGTAAAACTTCGCCTTTGCTAAATCCTCATGACCATTCTTTAACGGTGCTCTAGACAAGTATTTGATTGCATTACCTATTGCGAATGCTAATTGTGGTGGATACTGTGCCGTAACTTGTTCGATGAAATCTATAATTTCAATGTCGCCGTATGTGTAATGCGCAGGTTGTTTAACATTGTCTTGCATTTCATTCATATCTACTTTTCTGTTACTGATTATGCTCATTATGCTTCACTCCATTTCTTGAACATTTGGTTATAAGTGACATCGAACCAGTACGGATCACGTGAATGTTTTTGAGGCGTTCCATCATAAAGCCATGGTCTCAATCTTCTCTTTCTTTCTTCTTCATATTCCGCTCTCACATTTCGTTGGTATAGGTTCAAAATCGCTTTTTTTCTGATTTTTTCTCTCTCTTTTTCTTCATCTTTTATTTGACTCTTCATATATTCAACTTCATCTTTAGATTTTGAGTCTTTTCTTCCACACAATAATTCATCGCCGCGCATTTTATGTTTGTATCTGTATCTAAGAAGTTCTGGAGATATATGATATTTTTCTGAAACTTCTCTCAATGTCATTAGTTTTCCTTTGATACGCACTCTTATAACTTTTCTTCTAGCCATCATTCCACCTCTAAATCTAAAACCTTGATATTTATAACGTTATATTTTAATAGTTCACCTGGATTATTAAATAAATAGTCCGCCAAATTCTCTTTTTCTTTATCAATCTGATTGTAATTAACACTTTCGACTTCTGTAGGAATTCTAATGTCAACAGAAGCATTGATAT